CTGAAACCAATCGAGCAGGCATTTACTTGTCACGGATGCAGCAAGGAAATCACGATCAATCAGGATGACCCCAGGCATCGAGTGTTTGAGTGGGCGGACGGAAAAACCAGCGAAAAGCATCCGTACTGTTATGACTGTGACGACATTTTGATTCAGGATGAAATTTTGCCGAACGCTAAAAAGAAAATGGAGGTGTAATCTTGAATCGAAACAGAAAACACAAAAAGCCGCATCGAAAACAGAAACAGCGAGAAAAATTAAATAGGGAAGTTGAACGATTAAATAGCATCATGCCGCTTCGGATTCGTCGCGCTCCTGATCCGGTCAATGACGCAATAATGCACGGAATGATCGTCTTAGGGATTGATTTACTTCGGCCAATTTTCCAGAAAATCGGTAAGCAGATTGCGGAAAATGCCGAGCCGGAAGGAAGTTGGATACCTGAAGCATTGGAGGAAAAATCAGATGCCTGAAATCAAAACATTCCAGATCGGCGATACCGTCACCTGGACAAGTCAGGCAGGCGGGAAAAGCAAAACGAAAACAGGGGAGGTAATTGCGATTGTTCCGAAGCTTCAGCGGATGGGCTATTCGATTCCAGATGGTTTTAGATTTAATGGATGGGATGGATCGAAGCGCCTTTACTGGCCCCTGGTCAAATACTTGGAAAAGGTGCAGGTAATTGAAAATGGAAAAGACGTTTACAATTCCGGCATATCGCCTCTGGAGCAATACAAGCGGGAAACCGAGCCATGGAACGTTGACACTGAAGACGATGACCCAATGTGGCCCGGCGAAGGATGCGGATACGATGCCGTTGATGTAGGCGACGGAAGTAACCCGGACTTGTAAAATAGAAAGGGAATCAGCCGTTAAAAAGAAAGCCTGATGTTTTTCGCATCAGGCTTTTTCACTTTTCTTTTTTCTTTTTTTCTTTTACGCCGTTGCCATCTCACTAAACAGGCCTTCTTGCTTGACCGCATTCTGAAGATTCTTTACTGCCTGTTTCCAGTATGATTCTTTCAATTCAATTCCCACGAATCGCCGCTCTTGTTCGAGTGCAACGTGACCTTCAGACCCAATCCCGGCGAACGGCGATAAAACCAAATCTCCCGGATTCGACCATAGACGAATACATCTTCGGATCGTCTCAAGCTGTAACGGGCAAATATGCTTCTCATCGTCATTCTCCCTGGCGCTGGCATATTGAAGTGTGTCTGATTCCTGAATGTCATACCAGATTGGATGAGCAAACTTAATCCATTCTTCGTTTGTTACGCCGTCGTTGACGCCCTGAGTGATTGGCTCAAGATTGTCGCCGGGAGAACGGAACAAGAGAATGTAATCAGCCATTGCCGGACGGCTCCAAGCGGAGTCTTTATTCTTTTGCACAAACATCAATTGTTTGCTCTTTGTGCGAATCGCCTGAGCTTGCGGATTTTTATCAATCACTACTTCGCCATCATAAATCCATCCGGCGGCAATAAAGGCGCGGACGACATCCGCACGAAAGTCATACCATCCAATTGTGCCAGTCATCACCTTAGTCGTAGTCAATTGCTGGACGTGAACACAAGCCCGCCGGCAAGGCTTTGTGACGCGCAGCAGTTCAGGAATCAAAAAGCTGAAATGCTTGAAAAATGCCTCGTGGTTTTTGCAATTGCCCATGTCTCGATCAGAGTTTGAGTAAGTATAGAGCGAAGAGAACGGCGGACTGAAGATGCTCAGCCCTACGCTGGCTGTCTCAACTTCTTTGATCCGTTCCACGCAATCGCCAAGCTTCATTTCCCAATTTTCGCCTGTTTTGGTTTCCATTTTGTAAGTATCCTTTCTGGCCGTCCGGCCAAGTACTGATTCAATCTGTGCATCTTTCATTGCTTCGACAATTCCCGCAGCAAGTTCACTGGACTGTTCTTCTTTTCGCTGAACGTTTTCAACAACGGAGATTTCCGCATCGCTAGTTACGATGACGACATCCACCGGGTTTTTCTGTCCAAATCGCCAGCAACGCCGGACAGACTGATACCACTGTTCAAAACTGTCTCCCAATCCGAGAAACAAAATCTTGTGGCAGTGTTGCCAGTTCATGCCAAACCCGAACATGCCCGGCTTGGTAATGAGCGTTTGAATCTGCCCATTACGCCAGCAGCTTTCATAAGTAATGCGCGAATCGTCGTCGGTTGCCCCCTCGATCAAAACGGCTTTGTTTTGCCCCAGTGCTTTCGCCAGTTTTTGGCCTTCGTCGTTCAGCCCGCACCATACAAGCCATTGATCCTTTGAGTTTTTGATTATTTCAATTGCCTGCTCAATCCGCTTATCCATCGTGTGTTTGCGCGCGTGAGTCCGTCCCTGAATGCCTTTGGTCAGATCGGGGAATAGTCTGCCTTCGGGAATGTAGTTCGACTCAACTTGAACCTGAGAAATGTTCAGCGGTGGAAGCTGAAAATTGCCGTCGTCATATCCCAAGTCTGACGGCTTGCGGATATAGACAGCCCATTGCGCGACCCACTTCCAGAAATCTTTTTTAGCGTGGCCTTTGAGCCGCCACTTCTGCCCGGCCTCGCCATCGTTAATGAAGAACTGCGCTCGCATTTCATTGCTTGAACAAATCCCCAAAAACTCCGCGTGATTGCCAAGTTCGACAAGGTCATTTGGCGATGGTGTGGCCGTACAGCAAAGCCGGTAAGGGATTGAGATGTATTGTTCAAGTAGGAGCGTTCTGGTTTTTCCGTCCATGCTTTTCAGAATCGAAGACTCATCCAGAACAATCCCGTCAAACAAATGCGCCGGAAATTTGTGCAGTCGGTCATAGTTTGTAATCCAGATGCCTGTGGAATCGTCCGGCTCGGTTTTATAGGTGATGGTCACGTCAAGCTTCTTGGCTTCTTGGATTGTCTGTTGAGCGACAGACAATGGAGCGAGAATCAGGACGCGAGGTAGCAGGATTTCAGGTCTGCCATAAGCGTTAATCTGTCTTGCCCATTCGGTTTGCATTAAAGTCTTGCCCATCCCGCAGTCTGCGAATATCGCCGCTCGCCCCATTTTGAGCGCCCATTTGACAATATCGCATTGCCAGTCAAAGAGCGTGCCACTGATCGGCCTCGGCTCAATGCCTTTTGCTTCAACCCTGGCCTCTTTTGATTTGAGAAACTCTGTGTAGTCATTGCTTTGTTTTTTGGTTTTCTTCATCTCTTCAATCTCCAATTGATTATTAACAGGGAATTACTCGGACTATCTTGGTAAGGTGAACGGTTTGAATGAATTCAAGTACGTAGACAATGTTTCCCCGCACTTCATAGACCGTAAACCATTCATTCAAGACAGTTTTGATTCTGTCGCCTTTTTTAAGCTTCAAGTCTTTCATTTCTTTACCTCCGGCACTTCATCCAAGATCCACTCACTTTCTTTTAGCGTTTCCGGTTCGATAATCGAATAACCAAGCTGGCGCAATAATTCGATTACGCACAGCCCGCAAGCCTGAAAGGTTTGACTGACACCAGCACCTTGATTGGACGCGTGGGCATAGTTAATCCATCCCCGTTGATGCTGGCCGTGAACTGGACAAGTCGGCCCCTGATGCTGCTGGGCAGGCTGAAAGATATTTGCAGGATTCAAGATTGCACCTCCG